GTGCAAACCGTGTGGCAACAGGAAGCGAAGAAGTGGAGCCAGTTCCGTCACCTGCGGTTCTCGGTGCTCCACGGGCCGCACAAGAAAGAGCGGCTAAAAGACGACGCCGACGTTTGGCTGATTAACCCGGAGGGATGTCAATGGCTAGCAAACGAGTTCTTCGGAAGAAGTCTACCGTTCGACACGGTGGTAATAGACGAGCTTACAAAGTTCAAAAACCCAAAAGCCGTGCGCTCAAAGAGCTTAAGGCCGCGGTTGAAGACAGTAAGGAGGCGATGGGGCCTGACTGGCACCCCTATTCCGAATGGGTACTTGGACTTGTTTGGGCAATTCTTGATGATAGACGACGGCGCCGCGCTCGGTAAGTACATCACGCACTACCGGGATAGCTACTTCCAACCCGACTTCAACGGCTTCGACTACGTGCTTCAGCCCGGCGCCGCCAAACGCATAGAGAACCGCATTGCACCCTACGTGCTGCGCATGAGTGCGGAGGACTACCTTGACCTGCCGCCGCTGGTGGACGACGTGCGCTACGTGGACCTGGAGCCCGCCGCGCGCGCGGCGTACAGCCAGATGAAGAAGCAGATGCTCGCCACGCTGCCGGAGGGCGTCGTGACGGGCGCCAACGCTGCGGCGGTCTACAGCAAGCTGAAGCAGATGGCGAACGGTGCGGTTTATATGAATGATTCGCCCGCGCAGGGGCAAAATCGCATAGTTTCCAATCTCCACGACACCAAGCTGGACGCGCTAGAGGAGCTAGTTGAGGAGCTGTGCGGCCAGCCGCTTCTCGTAGCCTACGAGTTTAACCACGATCTTGAGCGCCTGTTGCAACGGTTCCCCGGAACGCCATATATCGGTGCCGGCGTGAGTGGGAAGAAAACACAGGAGATTATTGATGACTGGAACGCAGGAAATACCACCATCCTCTTGGCCCATCCCGCATCGGCTGGCCACGGCCTTAATCTCCAAGGAAGTGGCGCTAGCCATATTGGATGGCTTGGGCCGATCTGGGATCTTGAGCTTTACGAGCAATTCATCCAACGTGTTTACCGCCAAGGTAACAAATCCAAACGGGTCGTCAACCACATTTTCGTGGCAAGGTCCACAATTGACGAATTGGTAATGGGCTCTCTAAAGGACAAGAGCACGACGCAGGAGCGTTTGCTGAAGAACCTAACTACCGAGATTCTGCGCGATGCAGATAGCCCTGCCGGGGCTTTGCCGGCGATAAAGGAGAGTACGACTATGGAAGCACGTAAACTGTCACGCCAAGACGGCAACGGCGCTGCGCCGGCGCCGCGCGTTGTCCCGAATGGCTGGGGCCAGCCGGCCGCGGCGCAAGCTGTGGAGCATACCGGAAAGCAACGCGCCACGTTCGGACAGCGCCGCGATCCCGGCGCGGAAATTGAGCAGCGCCAAGCGATCAAGACCACGCTGACGGCGCGGCCCGAGCCCGTGCCTGTGGAGGATGATCCGATACCCGCGTCGGAGCTCGCCAAGTCGGCCTTCAGCGACGGCGTGCGCCAACAGCTCTACGCGCCCAAGGGCGAGGCCGACGCTATGGCGGCAGACGTGGACGCCGTAGCCGACGCCAAGCCGAAGCGCACGCGCGTAGCCAAGCAGGCGGACCCAGCACCGTCCGAGGCCCCCGCGGCCAACGCCGACACGCTCCGCCGGGCTACGGCGCTGGACTTGGCTATACGGGCGGCGCCGGGCGGCACCGATCCGGCCAGCATCGTAGAGGCGGCCAAGTCGTTCGACGCCTTTCTCGCCGGCGAATAGACTGCCTTGACTTTGTTAACCCGCCGGGCGAAGGTCCGGCGGGTTTTTCATTTGGTGCCGAGATGTGGGAGCTATTCGCCCCTGTTTTGACTGTCATTAACAATGTCGTAGACCGACTCGTGCCGGACAAGAACGCCGCGGAGCAGGTTAAGAACCAGATACAGCTAGAGCTCGCCGACGCCCAGGTGAAGGGCCAACTCGCCCAGCTCGACGTGAACAAAACCGAGGCCGCCAACGAGAACGTGTTTGTGTCCGGCTGGCGCCCGGCTATCGGCTGGGTGTGCGCCGCGGCGTTGCTGTATCAGTACCTTCTCATACCGTTGGCCGTGTGGGGAACGCTGTGGGCCGGCCTGCACATGCCGAAGCCGCCGATGCTGGACGATCATCTGTGGGAGCTCATGTTTGGTATGTTGGGCATGGGCGGGCTGCGCACGGTAGAGAAGATCAGCGGCGTTAAAACGTCTTAGGGTCGAAGCCGTGGTGCCGGCACACTTGCTTCGCAAGGCGCGTGAACACTTTGCCATGCGTGATGTCGCGCATATGGCACATCTCATGCGCCATCGTCTCTAGCACGGTCGCCAGCGTGTCATGCTTAGTGCTTGAGATGCGGATGGTGTAAGGGTCGCCGTCAGTGCAATCCCCGAATCTGTCCCTGTGTCGCGTGACGTGGAACTCAACATCGTCCGCCTCCGGCAGCTTCCAACGCCTGAACGGCCGCGTGTGGCGCAGCAGCTCGTAGGTGCGCTCCAGAAGATCGGGCGTGATGTGCAGCGCCATTTATTTATAGAATTTCCACTGCGTAAGCAGTGCAATCTCCTCCTTAGCGATGCGCCTAGCGATCACTTCAATTAGCTCAACTTGGCGTAGTTGCTCCCGTATTTTAGCTTCTTCAGCTTCTCGTAGTTCGCATTGAAGGCATTTTACTTCGTGCGTAGTCATGTCATCCTCTCTGCTTGACAATCGCCAGCTCCGCCGCCCACAGCCGCGACAAGCGCTCCGGGTGATCCCTCGCCTCCTGCTCTACGGCGCTGGCGCTATTGTGCGCGCGGTTGTAGTCGAGGCCGGCGCGGATGCGGTTATATTCGTGGAGCTCGTGCAGCATGAATAGCGGCTTTTCCTCCGGCTCCAGCGTATGCTCGATCCAGATTTCCGCCGGCATCCACGGATAGGCACCGCCGCCGATCCCATCGCCATTGCCGCCGCCGATCCAATCCTCCCAGATATGGTCGCGAATGGGGCGCGCGTTAACGTCGAATATCGGCAACGGCCCGGCGTCGCCCAGCTTACCGCGATAGATTTGGCTGTGAAGCTGCGTCACTTTGACGCGCAATAGTTTGCTGCCGCCGGCGCCTTTGCTCATTTACAACTCCATGTTGGTATTTGACAGCGCAGCAGAACAAAGTGAAACGTAGAACTTATTTGCGCAAATCCGGTTTTACTTCCCCTAACATAGTCGTATTGGCAACTACATAAAAATAGACAAAGTAAAGTCGCAGCTCTCATAGCATAAACAGCGCTTTCTCAGCCGCGCGGCGGCGCACAAGGCCGTCTAGGAGCTTGCCGTTCTGGTACACCCAATGATCGAACTCCGCCACGGCCGCCGCCGTCTGGCCGTCGTTGAGCTTGCGAAGCAGCGTGCTCTCCTCCAGGTGCCCGGCGCCCTCGTTGAACGTGAAGGACACAAGTGCGTCGAACTGGTTTTGGTTGAGAGGCACGCTGACGAAGGCGTTTACGGCGTCCTCCGCGGCGCATAAATCATCGTGTAGCCACATTATCGCCGTGGTCGTGGTGCAGGTCATGCCCTCTGCGACGCCGGCGGTGTGCCCATAGCCGATGGTCCAATGGTCCACGTTCGTCGGCTTGTACGCCGTGGGGCGGAATTGCTCGAACTGCGTTACGAGCGAAACGCAGGCGCTACTTGCTCGCATCATTCACCTTTTCCGTTGCATTAAGCTCCAGCTCAAGCACCGCCAGTGCGTTCCACGCGGCCTGCGCGGCGTGGCGCAGCTTGCTCTCAGGATCGAACGTCTCGCCGCTTGCGCGGGCTAGTGTGTGGCGCAGGAGCGCGTCGGCATAGCGTTGGTCGCCGTTCGCGACCTTGCGCCAGCCGTTCCACTCCTTGTACTTCTCATAGCCGAAGCCGCTGACTTCCGCCACGGCCAATAGCGCCCTCGGGAAGTATGTGGCGAGCCCGCGCCATGCAGGCGGCTTGCCGGCGTCATATTTCTGTCCGCTTTCTGCTTTTTGGGCGCTTTCGATTTTCCGCCCTCGCATTCGATCAATAAGTTTGAGTCCGTTTGGAAGCCAACCACCGCGTCTATCTCGCTTGTCTTCTACATACACAAACTCGTGGTCAGTATCCACAACTACACCCTCGCCGCGATATTCCGCGATGTGCTTGGTAGTATAGGCAACTATGTCGCCAACCCTGAAGTCCGAAGTTTTGTGCATTTTCTCACTCCTTTTGTCGTCACGGTACGGCGACACGTCGCCCATCACGTAAGCTCCTTAAACCGCCTCAAGAACATGAACCGCGCCGTGCTGGCGTCCCACGGAATGATGCGCTCCGGCCACGGCTCAGCCTTCGCCACGCCCCAATCCACGCCACGCGGCTCCGGCACAACGTCGCGGCGCTCCGTCAGCACCGCCTCATAGTCCGCCTTTTTCACTTCCGGCGAGATGTGTACCGGAAGATTGTATTTGTCTCGGATAACGTTGTCTATCAACGCCTCAAGATGCTGCACGTCCGGCAGCGCGTGCTTGATCGGCTTGATGTGGTCACCGATATACGCCTCCGCGGCGTCGTGCAGTAGTGCCTCAAGCTCGAACCCATGCGGTACGTGATGGCTCACAAGTACGCTGTGCTGCGCCACGCTGTAGTGCTCCACGTCGTCGCGTAGCGCACCGCCGAAGCGGCAGATACGTGCGAGCTGGGCAGCGATGTCCTCGATACGGATGTCCTCCGGGCGTGGGTCGAGCGACCAGAACGGAAGGCCGCTGGCCGTGCCTTGGTTGAAGCCGCGCTTCAGATCGACGGCGCCGCGCAAGTCTCCTGTGTCATATTTCATCTCACGTCACCCGAATAAAAACATGATGATAGTTCCGGCGATCAACCATCCTTCGCCCCAACCATCGTGATAGTGCTGGTAGACTGTTGCTGTAAGCAGCGCTGCGAACGCAACTGACGATGCGAGTTTGCTCACCGCGAATATCCAAACGTCACGGTTGCGGTGATGGCGAATGCGCTCAGCCAGTAGCACATATCGGCATAGCTGCCGTAGTAGAGCCAGCGGCCAGCATTCATCACGTATAGCGACATGATGGCGTAGTTGAAAATTTTAGGATCGAAAAGTAGGCTCATAGCAGATGCTCCCAGTTGCCTTTCGGATACTTTTTCTGCATGTATTTTGACAAACTCATGTTCTCGTACTTCCGGCACAGATAGTCCAGCGTCAGCGGCATCACGCAGTAGTCGCCGTCGCGTACGCCGTTGAGTACGACAACGCCTCGCCAGTGCCGTTGCCCCTGCGCGCCGCGGTAGTCCTCTACGTGCAGATAACAGGAGCCTGCGACGATCCCGTGCCACGTATGCCCAGAACCGCACATACGGTTGCCGTAGCGGAAGCCTTGCTCGTGACCTTGCACGAAGCTGGAACCGATTTTGTTCAGGCGGTTATCAACGGAACCACCAATAGCAAACTTACTATGACTTGACTGGAAGAAGTGCGAGTAGCATATGCCGTGTATCCATCGCCTTTTAAGGAAACCGTTCCACCTAAATCCACGGACTTGGCATGCGTTTGAGCCCACTGTACCAAACCATTTAGGGTCTGCTTCGGCAGCTCTGTCAGCTCTGTTTTCATGGTTGCCCTCCAAAAACTCCTTCTGCGGTTTCCAGTTTCGGACCCGCTCCATTGGCTTGCACAGCTTGGCAAAGCCGCGATTACCGGCGTCAATGTCGTCCTGGTAGCGCGCGTTCTCCAGCGGCGCAGAGCCCGGCTTGGCGTGCCCGTTTAGGCTTGGGAAATCCCAATGGTCGCCAAGATGCACAACCACATCCGGCCGGTAATCCACGATGGCTTGCCCGATCCAATCGAGATGATCCGTAGGAACGCCCGGCTTTACCTGCGTGTCTGGGATGACGAAATGGCGGATAGGCTCGTCTTTGGCCTTTACGAGAGCCACTACGCCTGCTCCTTGATTTTTCTAAGCTCTACCCAAACCCCTTGCGCACCATTGTGCTCGACAATTTCCGCGTCTGCATCCAACAACAGTTTGTGCCGCAAGTTGGCGTCTAATGAGGTTAATGGAATAAAGTGCCATTCCCACTCATACGGGCTTATCTCCTCGACCATTGCGAAGCAGCTCCATTGTAGCGTCGTGTTGCTCCTGTGCCCGCTGGTCGCTACGCAGTGTCGCCCACAAGTGGATGCCAAAGCCCAGAAACGCAACGAGCATGGAGACGATAACTCCGATGTCGCTAAGGTGCAAGCCCCAAAGCACCGCCGCCGTGCTCGCGCCGATGGAAGTTACTGCTAAGGATAACGGCTTAACCGATGCAGGCAGGTGATGTGAGTGCTCGATCATTTAGACAACCCAGATAAAAGCGATTGAGCTAGTGCCAGCGCACGCCATAATAGCCGCGCGAGGATAGTTTCCATGCCACAGATCAACGGCCGCTTGGCCGAACTCAAGCGCGGCCATAGCCAGCAGGAAGCCGTTTCGCACAATGAAGTTCGCCATGGGTGCCTCATTGCTGCCGTCCGCGTAGTGGGAGCGATGCGGCCTTTTGTCCCGCCAAGGCGGACACCGCTGAGACGGTGCGGGAAATGTCCTCCTCAGTAACGCCGTTGGCGCGCAAGAGGTTGATCGTGTGCTGTGCTTGGTTTGGGTCTAGCAGGCTTTGAGCAATAGCCGAAGCCACGTCTGGCGAAGCATGCAGGCCGGGGATGGCCTTGGTGATGTGGTAGCCTGCCCACCACGGCGAGCTTGCCATTTTAGCAGCTCCAACGACGCCATGCGCGATTTGCCCAGAGGTTATGTCCTCTTGTGGGCGAATTGTGCCTGGAGCGAGTTCGCTTAGGTTCTGCGCCGCCTGCGCTTCTGCCACGCCGCGGCGATAGCCGAGGTCGCCAGTGGGCGTCGCGAGGCTGGCCTTAATGAGATCGTTGGGCGGGTTCGTACGCGAGCCGCCGCTGAGCCCATGCACGAAGGCGTCGTGGTAGTCCAGGTCCGCTTTGTTGTTGAGGAGAGCCGCGCGATACGCCGGCTGCTTCTGATAGGCGTAGCGCTCCACGGCGTCGGCTACGTCGCCGATCTTGGACGCGCGTATCGAATTGGTGGCGTAGGAGGACTTCTGCGCTGCGCGGAGAGACTGGCGCAGGTTGTCGAAGTCGTCCACCGTGAGCGGCGCGTGAGTAGGGTTAGCAACGGCGTCGTTAACTAGCTCCGTTAACTCGGGGTCGCCGCGCAGCGCTCGCGCCACACGCGGGTCTTCCAGAAACGACGGCGCCCCAATGCCGGATGTGACGGGCTGGTTGCGCAGCGCCGCCGGGTCCGCCTTGTCGCCCATAGCAGTGTCCATGCGTTGTTGCAGCCGCGTCATAATCGAGCTGGGGTCGTCCGGCTGGCTGACGTTGCCGGTCGTCACTTTGGGCGGCATAGTCTCGCGCGCCTGAAGCGTCTCTGCCACTTGCTGCGTGTACGCGGGGTTGCGCGACCCAAATTGCCGCAGCTCGCCGCGGGACTGCATATCGAGCACTTCCCCGATGGACGGTGCGCGGTTGGTCTGCGCGCGGAAATTAAGCATAGCCTGTGCAATAGTGTCCGGCGTCTCGTTGAGATGCTTCGCCAGCAGGCGTATCTCCGCCTTCTGTGCGAATTGCCCAACCTTAGCTGCCACAGCGCCCCCAACCACGCCACCAGCCGCGCCCAGCCCTGTCTCCATAGCGGCCTGGGGAGTAAGACCCTCTCCTTCGACTTGGCTCTGTACACCCGCCACAGCGGCTCCTGGGACCGCCAGACGCAAGGCGTTGCGAGCCAGTTGTCCCTTGCGCAGCTCCAAAGCAGAGTTAACCGCCTTCGCGCCGGCGCCAATGATGCCAGGAGCCGCTTCCGCGGCCTTGGCAGCGGCGCCCATGCCAACGCCGCCCACGCCGATCCCGGCGACGGTGCCGAGGATGGAGACGGCTGGGTGGGCTGCCTGCGCGGCTTGGTTGCTGGCCGCTGCTTGCTGGTAGGCATCAACAGGGTTAATCGTGCGCCCTTGCAGGTTCTCGCTAAACATTTTACCAACGGCGCCCGCGGCGTTCGCAATGGGCTCGCCGATGATGGGTACGGCGCCGAGAAGGCTGGACGCGCCAGCCTGCATTGTGCTGCCGATCTGCTGCCCGGTCGTGGGCGGTGGACCCGCCTGCACGGGCGGCGTGCCGGCGGCCGGTGCTTGCGCGCGAGCGGCGGAGATCATTCCCGCAATACGCTTGGCGCCGTCAGTGTCGCCGGCGGCGTCCGCTTGCCGTAGCGCGCCGATCAGGTCTTGCTCTGTCGGCATTTATTTTACTCCGTACTTGGCGAGAAGGGCCGCGTCGTCGGCATTGCCAGCCTGTGCTGGCGGCGCACCCGCGGCGGAACCAGCCTGCGGCTGCGGTATGACTTCGTGGTACTCCTTACCGTAGCGCTGTTTGAAGCCGTTGCGCTGCGCGTCGAATAGGTTGTTAAGCGCTTGCCGCGCAAGGTGGAGATGCTGCAAATATTGTGTATCGGATTGCTCTTGATCTGCCAAGTTGCCGAGCTGCGTGGTGAAGTTCTTGTATTCAGATTGCAGCACGCGGCCAATGCCAGTCTGGCCCTGCGCGTTCTTCATGCCCTGCATGACAGCCGCCGCAGCCATGGAGCTCATGGATGTGGCATTCGCCTCCAAGTCCTTAGCCAACCCCGCCGGAATACGTTTTAGAAACCCGCCGGCGCCGGTGGAGTATGGGCCGATCTGCTTCTCCATGCTGTCGGCGATGAAATTTGCGTTGTCCAGGTTGATCTTCTGCGTCGTGAGCGACTGCGCGGAGCCAATGGCAACGTCACGCGCCTTGCTGCCCATCGGCAAGCGGTCGAACTGCGATTGCGGCGGCGCTGCTGGAGCGCCGGGCGCGGTACCAGGAACCGCTGCGGGCGGCGCACTGCCGGGCGGGTTCACGTCGGGCAGGTTCGCTTTATTGGCCGCTTCCAGCTTCGCCCTGTATTGCGCCACACTGAGACGGCCGGCCGAGAGGTCGTCAAGGAGCTTGTCCTGTACCGTCTTCTCCGCAAGCCGCGCTTTGCCAAGGTTGGCGGTCTGCTGCGATACCGGCGTGACGCCGGCCGGGAGTTGTTGCTGTATGGGGTTGCCGTACTTGTCACGATTGATAAGGACAGAGTTGCCGCTTGCATCCTGCGCCACGATGGGCTGGCCGGTGGCCGCCGTGGGAGCTATGAGCCCGCGCTTGATCGTGTCGATATGCTGCGCGCCCCCTGGCGATGTGAGGGCGTCCCGAAGCGGTTGGACGTGCGCTGGATCAATGCCGAGCATCTGCGCGGTCTGCGGGTTCACCACGCGGTCGAATGTTGCGGCGTCGATGGAGCCGGTTTGAGGATTGACGTTATTCTCAAGCATAGTGAGGGCGCGGAATTGTCCCTCGCGTTGCGCCTGCGCGGCGGCGAGCGCCGTTGTTTGCGCTGTCTGGGCGGTGCCGGCTTGCGTCTGCGCAAGATTGGCGCCCTGCTGCGCGAGTTGGCCGGGAAACAGTTGCGCGGACTGGCTCTGCTGCTGGAGCTCGCCCGCGGCCTGCGGATTGCCAGCCACGTCGCCATAGACGTTGCGCAGCGCGTTGTACGCCGCGGTCTTGCGAGACGTTTCTTGCAATGTATTTGCAAACTCTTGACCAGCCAATAATCCATCAGCCATTATTGCACCCGAGGCGTTATGTTAACTGAGCCAGGAATTTGGTTGTAGTTTTGGTTAAAATAGTTCGCGGCGCCTTGCCCAAATACGCCCGCAGCTTGGCTAAGACCCTGGTTCTGCATCTGTCCCGCCGGCACACCACCTTGTGTGCCCGCCGATCCAATCATCTGCCCGGCCGATAAACCCTGCCCGCTGAGCCCGCCGAGTTGACTGAGGTAGTTGTTGAAGTATTGGCCGCCGAGGCCCTGGCCGAAGCGCTCCAGCTCCTTGCCGGTGCCGCCACTGTTGAGCAGGCCACTCGCCGCCTGGCTGGACTCAATCGCGTTCGTGCCCTGCCCGAGCTGGAACTGGTAGCCGGTTGAGCCCAGATAGTTCTGGAAGGCGTTTTGCGTACCGGCCTGCATCGGCGCCGCGCCAAGGAGCTGCGCCTGCATCTGGTTGGCCGCGCCGCCGGTGGGCAGGTACTGCTGCCCTATCGGGCTTTTCGTGAGATAGTTGTAGCCGGTTAACGCCTGCTTGGCGCCTTTATTGCCGCCGAGTAGACTGCCTACGCCACCGATAACGCCGCCAATGATGTCGCCCAAGAGCTCCGCTCCAGTATGTAGTTGATGCAGGGGCGGCCGTGACTGTCTTCCGAAACGCCGATAGGCCGGCCACCAAGGGCGCGATTCATCGCGCGTGCGGCGCGATTGGTGCGTGGCGTGGCTCCGGTTATAGCGACAGCGCCGTGGAAAGTAAACATGGTTTCTATGGCAGACTTGATGACTTTGAACGCCGCGCGCCCGCGCACTTTGTCAGTCAGGAGATAGTGCATTTGGTAAACGCCGCGACCGAGATCGCCGAACAGCACTACGCCGTCCTCGTTACCGATCATTATGTTTTTCGAATTGAGGAAGAAACTGCGCAGGTCAACCGTGGCGTAGCCGGGTGCTATCTCGCCGATGATTTCCGGCCGGTTGGCGAGATAGTCAAGCAGCTCGTATTGCGTCATTAGACGACGCCAGATTCGCCTTCCACCGTGATGACAAGCGAGGATGCGCCGCTTGCGATCCCGCTCAAGAAGTCTGTCGCGCCGATGAGCTTAAGCCTGCCATAATAATCCCATTCGCTATTGGCTGCGACCGAGCGCGTGCCCTCAATTTCCGTGCCGGCTGCGGAACCGCCGGAGGCGCCGATAAAGAGCGAAAACGTGATAGCTCCTGCCGTCCTATTGGCAACGTGAATGTGCGTTATGATGTCGTAGTTTCCCGACGCTGGGCCGGCGTAGATGTTCGCGGCGGAGTTGCTGATATACGCAGGACCAGCGGGACGCTTAACGGTATTCTGTGCCATAGTTATAGTTCCTTCCTAAAGTTCGCTATCTGCGGTCCAATGAAAAACGTAGACTTTGCCGCCGCCGGAGTAGACGGCACTGCGCTAAATTCCGAGCCTAAATCCAGTAGTTGAAGCAAATGGATAGCGTTTTTGCGGAGCGGCAACTGTCTGTACTAGTTCCCAAGCACCAATATCCCACGCGCTACCTTGAGGCCGAGAAGTTTTTACAATATCATCTGCCGACGGAATGTCCGTCGTATCTGTAACGCCATTGTCAACACAATCCGCTCCAGTCTTAAGACGGAAATCTCGCGTTGCATCGGCTGTGTTCTGAAATTGATTAGCGTAAGTCTTGCTCGCCTGATTGGATGTTCCAAAGCTGATTGCTTTATCTGAACAATTATTACTGCCGCTTTCTGATCCAGAAGAAAATGCGTTAAAGCCAAAACCGGCGCAATTCTTCAAAGTAGCGCCGCCATAATCAATACGGAATGCAGTTTTATCTGCCGTCAAATCTGACGGTTTAACCGAAGTGACGTTCACAAAAAGCGGAGTCACTCCATTATTAACACTAATACCATCAAAACCTGGCTGTCGCGTTATGACAAGCGTGTTCAACACAGATGGAGAACCGGATGTCAGTAGAAGTGTAGAAGCTCCATATCCTCCCGTTGCAGCTTGACCACCTTCCAAAATGCAATTTTTTATCATAGTGTTCGCAGCATTCAAAGAAACGCATCCATTATTTGCACCGATCTGTAATCCATCTAGCGTCACGTATTGTGCACCAACTATAATTGTTCTACCGATATTTCCCGTGAACCTAATTCCTACGCCGTTAGAAGCATTGTACTTTAGAACATTCGTCTGAGCGTTCACATTGTCACGGAAGCTTTGCCCGGTCCCTGTTGTCAACGTAATTGTGTGCGTTGCGTCGGTAGTTTCCCCACTGATCGTCACAACCGTAGAAGCAGAAGTAAATTCACTGTCATTGAAACACTGCCCAACTTGGGAGTTACCGTCCGTGACGAGGTTAGCTGGCAAAGCATCTTCCCATGCTTGCACTGTTGAATAGTCGCGGCCAGTAGTGCCGATAGTTTTTGTGACTGTACCCATCAGAAATAAGCGTCCATCCAGCCATCAAAATGCTGCACAACGTCCCCTTGCGGTGTTCGGTGAGCGTAGACACACCAGACCTCTGCTTCATCCGTGAGTGCGATGATCTTATGCGTGACATCTGCCTTTACCAGAAAATGTTTTCCGTGCGGCGCGCCTTCCCCGAAATCTCGCTCAATTACTTGACCATTAGGCAAGATAGCCGAAACATGGACAGTCCCTTTGAACACAATTGAAGTATGGTCAAAATTGTGCTTATGCCCTTCCATAGGCGGCCCATGTTTGGTCAGTTTCATCGGCCGAATTAAAATATTTCCGCTTACCCATTCCATATAAAATAGCCTCCTAGCCGAGAACGGTTGCCTGTTGAACCCCAATAATTGCGGGATCAGCAATCGCGGGTTTTAGAACCTTATTAGCTACGATAGTAGCCGCAGAGATCGCGGATTGCTTCGTCGCATCTGTGATTTGTTGGGGTGTATCTTTAAGTATAAGAGTTCCCAACGTTCGCTTATCGTCTGCAATATAGGCCGCGAATGTCGCGGCTAATTTTGCAATGGCATCCACGTCAAGTTTGAATGCTCTTTTTTGTAGCGTCTTTGATGGATTTAGCGGATCGGCAGGCATTTCTGGTACAACAAAAGTCGCTGCCGTTATCATATCCAGAGAAGCAATTTGCAAAATTCTCCATACTGGATTTGTCAATTCTTCCTTTTGCCACGGCTGACCATCGGGCTGAGCGACTATAACATCGCCGCGTTTGGTACACTGGCAATTCAAATAGAAATCTGTGTTCACTTTATCCGTGACCCGAACCAGAAGTTCCGCCATTTTACGTCGGCCTTCCTTGGAACCCCTTGATCGTGCCAATGATAGTTGTGCTATTGGCTGAAGGCGTGAAGGCATCTACTGCCTGATACTGCACCCAGAAAGTTTTGGCTCCTGTTGCCGGAAGGGAGACGATAAAGCTGCCTGCTTGCGTATTGTTGGTTTCGTTATACATCGGAACCAAGCGGCCAACAGTGCCATCACTAAAACCAGTTTCCATCCAGCCTTCAAACGAACCAACATAGCCAGCTACTTTCTGGCTATATGCCGACCCGTTACCCGCCCCTACGCCAGAGTTAGCTGTAGGATCGGAATTAAAGACGTAGGCTCGAAGACGTTTACCAGCGAGCCCAGTATCAGTAGAAGACACTTTGATTTCAGTAAGCGTAACCGGATTGTCGTTAGTATCTGACACATTACCGCTGACGAGCGCCGATACAGAACCAGCCGTCGCATTGTCAGAAATACTATTGCCAGCAGAATACGGTGTTGTATTTGCCGGTCGTGTGAGCGTTGCGAATGCTACCGAAAAAGAACGCGGCGACATACCAGTAGGCCATGTCTGGTCGGTCGCAATTGTGACACGTTCAGCGGCGGCGGCGGTTCCGGCGCCAAGCGCATTCGCATAGAACGTTACGAGGCCGCGAAGATATTGCTGGATAGTTCCATTTGCATCAGTGACGACTTTAGTGCCGGTCGTAGCTCCGAGTGTCGCGACGGCAGGATCATCAGAGGCTAGAGTTGTGCGCTGTGCGGCGGCTGCTGTCCCTGCACCAAAAACCATAAGCTGAACAGATTTACTAACCTGCTTCAACACAGACATAATTGAGATAGCCGTAGTGTCCGTCGCAGTATTTGCAGCGTCAGCCTTTGCACCTTGAGTTACGTCAGCCCCATCAGAGATTGCGCCCGACGCAAAAGCTCCAGAAGCAACCGCGCCCGATGCCACACCACCAGAAGCAATACCCCCAGAGGCTACTGTGACGGGTAAGGCGTTAGAGCGGTCAGTTCCATCGCTTCCGCGAAGCTGAACCGGGAACGGCTTGCCTGTGGCGATATCGGGTTTATTGATTGTACCGACCGGACCCCAGACGGGAACGACTTGGGGATATTTGACACCGCCAATATCTTCTGCACCGCCGACGACTGTGCCATCACCTGCTGTTGCATTGAAATTATTAGCCATTGTAGTTCCTTAGATTAAATTGGGGAAAATAAGCTCCCAAATGCTTTTCGTGCCGGCGCCTTTTTTATTGCCGGTGTTGCCAAAATACGTGTCCCAAAAATAAAATCCAATCGCCAACATGGCAGTGCCTCAGTACAGCGCGACGATGTTTGTGGCGGTCGTGTTGGTAGCCAGAACCTTCTGCACCCCAAACGGGTACACAACACCGGCGAGCGCAGCCTTGATTAACACAGCAGTCGTGCCATCGCCGTCAGCGGGTATGATGTTAATGTCGCCCGCAACACCAACGTATAGGCCACGGGTAAGGCCGATGTTTTTGCTATCGCTGGGAGTTACGGCTACCGCCGAATAGGCAGAGCCGTCTACAGAGAACTTCGACATAGTAAACCTACTTTCTAAGCGCGGTAGGCTGTATTAACACATAACTCTAATGCCCTGTCAATCCCGCCGTCTGGGCATGGGCGAAGATGCGCACAAGACTTAACTTTGTTCCGTTGTAAAAAGCAATGTGCCCAACGCCGCACTTCCTTGTCGTCTTGTCTGGGTTGGCGCCAACGCCGGTTAGCATATTGGCGCCATCTGTGCCGCCGGTAGTTTCAGTCGTATAGCTGATGGGGCTTGCGTTGATGAGTCGCCCATTAACATAGAACGATAGCGTCTTGGCTACGCTATCCTTCACTACGGCCCAATGCTGTGGTGAGCCGAATATCTGCGCCTGATAAGAAGATGGCCCTGAGTTGTTCTGGACATTGGCGCCATTTTCCCAATGGTTGCCAATCTCCTGCGTTGTAGTGATAAACCCAACGTCTAGCTGCACGTTGCGATTCTCCAGCGCCGATGTGCCGCCGCCGATCCAGAATACCGGGCTGGACGCTGACGCCTCGCCCATCATAATGAACTCCGCTGTCCAATCGCCAGTTATAGGTGCGGCAATCCCTAACGTGCCGGAGCGAGTTGCGGTCCAAGTGGTCCCTGTAGAGTACAAATATTTCGTTGCGTCCGCGCCCAAAAGTGTCGCATAGGCCAACGCATACGAGCCGCTTAGGGTCAAGTCAAAGCTATTGCCGCTGCTGTCATATAGTGTCGTGCCACTCGTTTCATCGCATTTGTAATACGCCGTTGGCGTATCGGCCAAGATCGCTGTAGCGAGGTCGGCTGCGGAGCCTGCGCCGCCGCCTGTGGCGCCAGCAGGGCCTTGCGGGCCGGGCGGCCCCGGAATACCAGGTTCGCCGTCCAAACCATCATCGCCCGGCGGGCCTTGAAGTCCTGGCGAGCCGCTGCCGCCGCCAGAGCCAGCCGGGCCCTGTGGACCTTGCGGGCCTTGTGGTCCGGGCGGCCCAGGCGGGCCTATGTCGCCTTCTGGCCCAGGCTCGCCGTCTGTGCTCTTGGGAATTGCATTGACGTAGTTGTTCAGCGCGATGATCGAATTAAGCGCGGCCTGCAAATTGGCGACGGTGCCGATAAGGTTCTGCCACTGCCGCTGAAAGAACAGCGTTGGCAGTCCCTTATCAATAATTTTTTCGCCTCTATTAAGCGGATCAACCGGTGGGAGCGCCATCTGGTATCCCTTCAATCTCCGCGTCGCAGCCGTCTATGCGGACGGGTCCGCCCACATCGCTGAGCTCAAATATGCGCCCAGGCAGGTTGAAGGAGCCGAGCGAGCGATAGGCAATCTCGCTTTCGTAGTCGGCTTGCGTCAGGCTGACAGTAAAATTGCTGCTCCAAGTCTTAGCCTGGTCGTCGCTGAAGCGCAACACCATAGCCGAGCCGGCGGTGTTGCCGAGGTTGCCTAGCGATGCCGTGACGCGCAGCGCGCCTACCCCGCGCTTCTCGCGCGTGCGAACCTGTATCCCGCCGGTTACGACGTGTTGGATTTGCGACGCTCCGGCGTTGTCGGTGAGCGCCGTTGGCGTCAGCTCCCACACGTCAGTTGTCGTCAGATCGCCTGCCACGACGCGGATACCCCACTGCACGCCATTCTGCATGTTCCACTGCCCGCCGCCGCCGGTGTAGAAGTGCGCCCACTCTTTCGTGCCAACGTCGTAAACCCACGTACCCTCGCTTTGCAGCTCCAGCACGTAGAAGGTGTGTCCGTCCATCGTGTATGTCCACGCGCGGCGCTTGCTTATAGCCAAGCCGCCTTCGTTGCCGCCGTTGCCGCCGCCTCCGCCACCGGCGGTCGCGAACCAGATGCGATACCATTGGCTGCTAAGCGTGTGATGCCCGTTCGTCAGCATATAGGTGCCGATGTAGTTGGGCGGGCTCGACATGGGCGCGATGTAGTCGCCGAAGGCTATGATGCTATTCGTCACGTCATCGCTCACCTGCGGGCCGGTGGCGTCGATAGTGCCGAAGCTGGTTTCTGTGGTTGCCGTCCCCGCGTTCGTGTCAATGTGGTAGATCGTGCTGGCGGTACCGATCATGTGGAACTTCTGATTGCGAATGCGGCTGTTCGTGTAGCTCCACGCAAACGGCGAAATCGCATTCACAACACACGTCCAAAGCACCGCGCCAGTCGTGCCAGAGATTTTGATAATGTACTGCTTATGAGTTACGGATTCATCCGTCTGCACGGCGGCGATGAGATTGCCGTCCGTTTCGTCGTAGGCAACGCCGAAGCAGTTGAAAATGCGTGTCCACGCGCCGTCAATATCCGAGAACTTAAACGTGCCGAGGCTAGTAATAGCACCGCCGGACGTGATCTTGTAAACGCCAATCGGGTCCGAGTTGTGCGCCGTGACTGTGCCGTTCTGGAAGGGCAGGCCGAGCGCATAAGCGTTGCCGGTCGCCAATATCGGGCCGTGGCTGACGAAGCCACCAAAGGCCACTTGCTGCGTTAGGTTGCCCAACTTGGTATTCGGCGCGAAGCCGCTGATGGGCAGCGAGTCTATCTCCTCCGCGGCCGCCGCGCTGGCGCACAGCAGGACGGGAAGGCCGCCCTGGTTCTGCACCGTCATCACCTGCGGCGCAATGATGTTCGTTGTCGTGCTTGGCCCAACCGAGCTGTTAGACGTGCCGAAGGTGCCGGTGAGTGTGAGTGTGGCAGCGTTGATTTCGGCGAGCTTTACCGAGTTGCCGGTATCGCATACGAATACCAACTGCGTACCGTCGTAGGACACTGCCGCGGCGCCGCCGGAGCTGGCGCTGATCGAGGCGAGCCCAAGCGTCGCCTTCGTCACTTGCAGCGCTTCGGTGCCGGGGTCGTCTATGTAGAGCTTGCGAATGCCGGGGCCGTACAGGTCGCTCGTTTGCAGGAAGTAGACGTAACTGCCCTCCCACACCGGCATGACGGTGAGACCGCTGACGCCTACAACGCCAGAGTCAACGCCGACAAGCGCCATGATGGAGTTGGCAACATAGGTCTGCGTCGTCATGGCAAGCTCTGTTCCAGGCGCAGGCGGGTACGGATTCGTTCCTCTATGCCGTTGTTAGACACGCAGGTGAACCCACCGCCGCCCACCATGTAAACCTTGCTGTCATCGCTGATAAGCATAACCGCATCCAACTCGTTATGCTTCACCACAACCGGCGAGCCCTCCACCACGC